GAATGCAAGTCACTATGTGTCGGCAACTGTGTAGATAGGTGAGAGCTAACTGGTGTGCTAGAGCCTCTGCGTGCAGTGTGTATGTGCTACAAAGTAGTGCGATGTATGTGCCGATGTATGTGCCAATGTGGCTGCCAATGTATGTACCAATGTAACAACCGCACCCTCAACTAGTACAAATGCCTATTATACGGAAGCGTATAATCAAGTGTGATGAGCATCAGCGCGTGGAACGAAAGACTACACTTGCGTAAGACGCGCTGGTCTTAGGGAGTGTCACGGAGTCTCCCCGTACCTTTTTTGTTCTGCGGTTTAGGTTGTTGTGGGGTAGAGTATAACAGATAAACAAAAACCTGTATAAAGTACTTCCATTTAGTAAAAATATAAAGCCAGTACAGCCAAAAAGGAAGCTATATCAGAGCCGTAGGTAAGTTATAATGGATAGAACTACAGTAATTAGAGAAGATAATGAATAGAACAGAGATTAGAGAAGACAATGAATAAGACAGAAGTAATTTGGTTTAAGCGAAAGTATAAAATCAAGTAAGGGGGTGTCACGGGGTCTCCCCGTCGTGGTTCAAATGGAATGGAAGAAAGAGTAAATAGAGCCTATCCAAAGAATCTCACCTCTTCCGAGGCGCTGTTGAGCGCAGTAGATAAGTCTATCTCAAAACTCTTGCATCTACGATGCGCTGAAGTGTGGGGGATAGGGTCTAATATAGTGATATCGCCCCATTATTCCAGAGTATTTCAGGTATTAAGGGGCGCTGTTGTTGGTATAGACGTAGTATCTGCAAATACTCACCTCTTTCGAGGCACTGGTGTGAGGATACAATGACCGTTGCTAGGATAATAGCGCTGATACTAAAACATTCACCTCTTCCGAGGCGCTGTGTGGTAGACTCTTGATGTAAAGTTATCACCTGTGCGGGGTCGTACAGGGGTGTCCCCTGTAATGAGTAGGATAGCGCGAGAGATACAGTTAATACGGACTCTTGATGATGTTGGTAAAGTCAACTATAGAGAAGCTATGACTCAAGGAATGGCTAAGTATGCTGATAGGTATAGTGATGTTAACTCAAGGATGCTTGATGAGTTAGGGGTGAATATAGTTAAAGACTTGATACAATATCCTAGCCAGTTGAGAATAGTTGAGAGTAGCCCTACGACTAGAGGGTTAGCATGGGACAAGAATGTGTGGCTGAAGGATGATTTACCTTATCAGCAAAAGATACTTAATCATGAACTAGCGCATATAGGTTTCAATCATAGTGGGAGTGATTTGCCAACAGCACTTCAGGAAATACAAGCTGAAGGCACTAGCTATGGTATAGGGCATCGGCTAGGAATACCTACTGATGTATTGGCAATGGCATCTGCTCCTGTATTGCATAGTAGAATGAAGCAGTATAGCCCTGAACAGATAGGCAATATGATAGAGATGAATAGATCGCCTATAAGTGAGATGGTGTCTAGATTTATGGGTAGTAGATAAGATGGCAGGTCGGGCGGCACAACAAAGAAGAATGGCTAAGAGAAAGATAGAGGTATTGGAATCTTATCTAAGGGGAGATAGGACTACAGTACCTCTACTTTCGAGTATGGGTTTGAGGGAAGTCAATGAGCAAATGGTTAGGATTAAGTTAGCTCAACTTAATCAGAGAATACTACCTTAGACCCAGCCAATGATTAAAACAGATTCTACTTTGTCAGTACCTCTGTTCTCCCATCGTTGAAAACGATGGTCAACATATATACTGTCCTTATTGACAATATCTAGGTTAGGACTTGCCCATTGTTCTTGCCAATCAGCAAGGGCTACTGGTACATCGCCATGTTGTTCTAAATGTTTAGTTAGTTCTGCAATGAGTTCAGAGATTTTCATAGTTTATGACGCGCTGTATGGATTGTAGGGTTGTGAACGAGTAGGATAAGGGGCTTTTGGGACTACAGTGTTCATTTGTTGTGCAAAATGATTTGCTTCTTCAGCGCTCATTTGCTGTAGTTTAGCCATTTGATCTTCAGCCAAACTACTTGATTGATAGCTGGATTGGGCGTTGATAGGCTTAGGAGCTAATGCAGAACACAATTGGGCTAGAGTTACCATAGATGCGTTCTTTCCTTGCATGGAAGACATGACAAGGGATTGTAGTTCAGGCGATCCAATACGCTTGAGTAGTTCGTAGTAGAAAGGCATAAGGTCGTTCTCACGTTCTACCAGTTCGTTGAGGAGGGCTGAGTCATCCCATTCGTGGAGAGAGCGATGTTTGTGGTTTGGTTCTGAGGACATAGATGCTGCTTTTTCAATAGTAAGGCAAATAGCTGTATTGGTATTAGAGATTGCGGTAATCATGTCGGCTAGAGCGTCGAGACGAATGTTGGCTAGGTCAACTTTAGCAATAGCAACTTTGATGCTTGATAGCAATAAACCATCTTGCTCAGGGTCGTTGACTAAATATGCACCTTTAAACCCAGTGCTTACGTTTTGGTATTGCTCTTGCATGAACTCATTGTATTTGTCAGCAAATGGTTTGGGGAGTACGGATGCTCCAATACTATCAACATGGTCGCCTAAAATTGGGAGAGGTTTATCAATAGTAGGGTCAGCAATTGAATCTAGGTTTTCGAGATGTAGTTCTTCACCTTTAGGCATATTAGATGCTGCATTGGCAAGTGCTAAGTCTAGTGCGTTTGTCATAGAAGTTTAGAGATATACTTAGTTTATTCTTCCCCATAGCGTAGCGTCTTTTTATATGAATACTCAAGATAGTCAAGGTAATGGACTGATAGGTGGTGGCATTGGATTAGGGTTAGGAGGTGCGGGAGCTTACTTTGGTAGGAACGCTGTAGAGGGCTTTGCTTTAAACAGATTCTCTAATGCAGATAAGTACGCTAAAGAGTTTGATGCATATGAAAATGCTTATGTTGACTCTAGGCAAGATGTAGCTAGTGCGGCAGCTAAAGCAAAAAGAGAGGGCATCTCATTTAGCGACAAGCAACACCCTAGGTATACAGAGATGGAAGCTGCTAGGGCAAGAAGGAACGCTATTTATGACAAAATGAACAATGCCGCCCAAAGAGCAATACCTTACGCTAATGCTGCTAAGTTACTTTATATGGCAGGACTCCCAATTACTGCGTCACTCTTAGGTTCTACTTTAACTGATTAAAACTATGGCAACTCCCAACCGTACAGCTTCAATACTAGATGACCTGATAGATGGGTTTAAGAGTGACTTTAATACAGCGCGATTAGATAGGAAAGCTGCTTATGAGAACTTAGGTAAGAGTGAAGGTAGAACTGCTGCTCAGAACATAGGAGGCTTTGCGGGTAGGGTAGCGTCTGATGTTATAGGAGATGAGACTAGAAATACCTATTGGCGATACAACCATCCTTTGGCAGTATCGTCATTTGCTGGTAGTGATGCACTAAAGGTGACTGGTATGCCTGTGGGTTATCAAGCTTTGGGTGGTGCTGCTTTAGCATTAGGTGTTATGCCTATAGCATCGGGTAATTTAGATATAAGTAACCTAGGAGAGTTTGGTAGACCTAAAGGATATCAGGCTCTATTTGCTGACCCTACTGATAAGACTAAGACTACTAATCCATTGGGCGAGTTTGCTGGTAGGTACTTCATTGGTAGGAAAGGTAATATCTTGCCTTATGAAGAACTAGTCAAAGAAAGACCTGACGTTACACCTGAGAAGTATGCTGCTGCTGTTCAGAGTAGTGGGTTCATGAGTAAAGACTTCTTTGGATTACAAGATGACCCTACTAAGTCAATAGCACTTGGATTAGGTGCGGGTGCTTTACTTGGGGCTTATAGTCGTAGAGGTAAGTACTCAAGGGGCGCTGACGGTAAGATTAAGGTAGAGCCTAGGGTAGTAACTGATCCTGAGAACATACCTATATCTAAGTGGACTGATGAGAAACAACCTGTAGCTGCTGATATTGAGGCTATAGGTAGGTTCTGGGTTGATTCGCCTAAGAGGGTTGAGATGGGTAGACCTGAGGACTTAGTAGCTGGTGCGCTCAAAGGGGGTGCTATAGGGGGGCTTGTAGGTGCTGTAGTTCCTAGCCTAGCCGAGTTAGGCGCTATTAAAACACAAAAGAGTTTAAGTGGTGAAGATTCGATAAGCCTCTTAGGATATGAAGTACCTATGAGTGCAGCATTATTAACTACTGGGGCTGGTGTTGGTCTTAACTATTGGGCTAGAAAACACTTTAAGCCTAATGACTTTAATACTGAAGATGTTGAAGCTGCCATTGATCAATTCCAAACTAAGAGGCATGACACTCAAGATTCGGTTAAAGGGCTTAATGTCAGGTACAACCCAAATACCAAAGGATGGGATTATGTTGATACGCAATCCTTTAAGTAATACATAGTATGATTAAAGCAAAGACAAGGTATTAACTTATGATGCAAGGAATAAGAGATAGGTGGGATGCATTACCTGTCTACGCACAGTACGGTATCCCTGCTGTTGGTGTAGCTGGACTAGGGTTAGGAGCTATGGCATTGATGGGTAATCCACAACAACCAGCCATTCAAGCTACTCAAGCAACGGGTCAAGCTAATGCTAATGAGATGGCTATGGTTGGCGATAACGTTAACTTAGCTTTGAGGAGACAAGTGTATGGCGACCCTTTAAGTGACATGGAAGCTTTACAACAAGCAGCTAAGTTATCAGGGAATCTCTATAAATTCCCTGAGAAGAAAGAGAAGGCTATACGTGATGCTGAGATTGAAGGTCAACTGATGGCACTTCAAGCTGAAGCTTTGAGACAACAATATCTTAACTAAGACATGAATCCTATTCGTATTGACCCTACTGGGTTAAAGAATGTAATCCCCCAGTTTATTGATAATCCCTACACTCAGCTAGGTATTAACTATGGATTAGGTGCTGGTATTGGTGCTATTGGACAAGCTGGCTACAATGCTGTTACTGGTACTAACAATGCTAATCCTTTAATTACTGGATTACAAATGGCTCCTCTCCTTGGAGGGCAAGGCGTATCTCGTATCATCAACACTGATGCTCTTAATCAACTAAGGGCTAGAAATGAATACGTCAAGATGTTAGAAAGTGGTAGTGAAGCATCACTATATAGTGGTGTACTTGGCAATGTTGGCAACGCTATCACTGGTGGTAAAGATATTGACACTAACATGATTGGCTCTGTGGGATACTACGGTCAAGCTATGCCACTAGCTAAGAAGATATGGGCTGATGTATTCCCTGTGACTGCTGCTAAAGAAAGAATTATTATTGAGTAGGTAAAACAATGAATCCAATGAGTCTCGCAAAACGCTACCTTGCTGGCGTAGGTGACAATCAGTATGCGCAAGAAGCTCTTGACTACGGACTAGGCGCTCTAGGTGTTGGCGGTCTAACTGCTGTAGGCAATTTAGGGGATGGTGCTGACCAGAATGTATTGCTACAGGGGGTGTTAAGCGCTCCTTTAGCAGCTAATCTTCTAAGACAAGGTAGGAGTTTTGCTGGTCAACAATACATTGATAGAACAGGAGCTAGTACAGCTAGAGGCGTGTATGAAGGTTTGAATGAAGCAGAGATGAATCAGAAGTTCCTAAACCGTTTTAAAGCTGCTGCTGTTCAAATAGCTAATCAAGGCTATGCAGAAAGACAATTGCAAAATCCTTATATGCAAGCTGCATTAGCTGGTAGTGCTGCTGCTACTGTTGGCGGTTTGTCAGGTCGTGTATTTGATAATGATGCTACTGCTACATCTGTTGGGCTAGCAGCGTTGGGCGGTTTTGCACCTATCGCATACTCAATGTTGAGGGGTAGAAATGCTGACGTAGCTAACAGCGCTAAAGCTGTATACAATATTCCAGAAAACTCTACAGGTAGATATCGTACTGACGAATATCATGGTGTTCCTTCTGGCTACCCTAGAGCAAGTGCTAATCCTGATAACACGTATCAAGCTAATAGACCCGATCCAACAACCCCTTTTCGTGTAGTCAATGTATCGACTGAACCAGTAGCTCGCCCTTCAGTGATGGGTGCTTTACCCTATCAGCGTGGTGGTGATTTAGCTGTGCGCGACCCTAACTTGCCTACTACAAGTAGAGTTGTAGTGCCGCCTTTGACGATAAACGAGTTAGCCTTAAATACTACTAGAGGTAGAGGATGGAATGTCGGCAAAGAGTTCCCGTTAGAAGCAGGGCTGGCTGGATTATATGCAAACTCTCCTAGGATGCGTTAAACATGACCTACTCCCCACTACGCAGACGTTTAGCTGAACTCATCCCAGAGTTAGCTAATAATGAGACAGCACTTAGATTAGCCCTGCCAGCCGCTATTGGCGCTACTACTGGTCTAGGCGCACTTGCCTATAATGTTGTAGCACCTTTAGATGTTGACCCTATCGGCTTAGCGGTTGGTAGTGGTCTAGCTCTAGGCACACAAGGACGTACACCCTATAACTATGCTGGTATTGGCGCACTAGGATTAGAGGGTGCTAGATACCTTAACAATGCATTCACTAACTCTAGTGATACTGAAGCATCACCCCTAATTGCTATGGGCATTGGTGCTGGTACTTTAGGGTTGAGGGAAGCATTGAGGAGAGGTGTACTAACTTATCCTGAAGCTGGATTCCCTGTAGGACGGATGGCTCAAGACTTGGGAAAGCCTAGTGCTACTACACCTATCGATGATGTAGTAGCTGCCCCACCGCCACCTACCAAACCTAATAGACCTACACCTAAGCCTAGGGGTGCTAAGCCTGCTGATGAAGTGCCTAACAATCCAAGTACAGGTCAGCCATCAGTGGTAGTACCTGACCAAAGCAGAATGTATCTAGCCCGCAACTTAGGCGTGATGTCATCTAAGTTATCCAAGAAAGGTATAGAAAACCTAGGTAACTATGCTAATGAGACACCTCAAAGGAAGGCTCAATTATCTTATGACAGTCCTACTGATTACTTTGATAACCTTGTAGACCCTGAAGACTTATTCAAGAGCTATGGGCTAAACACAGTGGTAATTAATCCTAGCGGGATGTTAGTAGATAGGCGATTACTTGAGAATAGGACTGACTTACTTAATCAACCAGTAGTTCAAATAACACCATCTACATTAGATGCTGGTCATTCTGAACTAGTCAAGCAAGGACTGGCTAAAGCTGGTCAACCACATCCTAACGTCAGAGCCTATGGTATTGAAACTATCAATGAATTAGCCAAGGGTTCTAGCACATCCCCTAGTGCTATGAATCCATTAGGTTATTACAACAAAGCTGATAACAATACTTGGCAATGGGAGCAGTCCCTAAACCCAGAAGAAATAAGCTCTATGGTCAAAGATAGGGGTGGTAGAATTGCTGTTAACTTAAACAACATGAAGCCATTGGATACTGTGGAACAGAATGACCTTTACTTAGATGCTTTAGGGTTGACAGGCATAGGTGCTTATACTCCCACAGCACCATCTATCCCTAAACAAACATATTACCCCCAATACAACAAAGACTACAGCGTAAGCAAAAGACCTATGAGAATAGCTAAACAAGGAGATAACTAATGGCATTTCCACTTGTTGCCGCATTAATGAAAGGATTTAAGTTAGGCGCTACTGGGCTAGGACTTATGGGGGGCGCTCCCGTTGGTGCTGCTCGTGCTGGTGCTGGTGCATTGAACCTCCTTAAGCAAGCCTACACTCCTAATGCTATGGGCTTAATGAACTTGGGTATGGATGCTATCCCTCTAGCAATGGACATAGCTAACAATGATGTTGGCTTAAAGTCCTTCAGTTCCTTTGGTGGGACGATGTTAGGAACTAAGTTTGGTGGTAGAGAGTTAAATAAAGTAGGAGAGTCTAGACTAAGAAACTCTAGAGATACCTTTAACACTTTATCCTCTAGCCAGCCTAAATCCCTAAGAAAAGCTTATGTGAATGAAAGGCTGGGAAGTAGAGAGAAAGACCTATTGAGTAATCCTCAGACTTCCCGTCAAGGATACAATATGCCCATAGGATTTGCTGCTGACACTGGGCTGTACACTCTAACCTCTGGGATGAATAAACCTAAACCTACTGACTTTGAGACTCAAATGCTGCAAGGTCAATCACCTAGTCCAGTTACTAGATATATGCAAATGACAGGAGGATTGTAATGGAATATCAGCAAGGATTTCCTAGCCCACCTAAAGACGAGTATAGAGAAAGTCTACTAAATACTGCTAATGATGCTGGCTTTAGGCAAAGGCTATACGATGCTGCTCCTAACCTTAATCTATTTGGTCTCAGGTTTGGTGGTAGTAGCTTATCCCCAGAAGACAGGCTTAAAGCAGCACAACTAGGTATCGATACAGGAGCTATTACTGACCTAGACTTCTTTTCTTTTGGCAAGTGGAAAGCCTTAGACGCAATCAAGCCTAGAGAACGTGCCGCACAACTTGAACTGCCAATGGCTAAAGCTGTCGAGGATAGACAGTTTAAACTACAGCAATACCAAATTGATAGGCAGCAAGACCTCCAACGTGACCAAGCTCAAATGCAATTTGACTTTGGCTCTAAGATGGCTGACAAGTCTTTGCAAGGGAATAAGGAATTAGCTGAACAACAAGGTAAACTTAACCTAAGACAGTCTATGTTTGATGCGGCATCTAAGCGCATTGGTACACCTATCAATTGGTTAGGATAATGACACCTGAAGACTTTATGCAATTACGCCCTGACACTCCAGGGTACATCAACTATACCGAAGCTGGGAGAGCCGCAGCTAGGGACAATAAACCTAAACCCTTTAACGCAGACAAAACATTTGGATCTGTCAAAGCTGCTTCAGGGTTAGGATTGCGTACCTTGAGTTCAAATGCTACTCAGTCTAGAATGGCTTTGCCTTTAAGTGATGTAGCTAAGTCTGGCGTTCAATCAATAGGAACTACAGCTAAATCATCTCAACCAGCGAAGACTGAGCCAAGTGATTTAGATAGGCTCAAAGGTGCTTATGATATTGACTACAAATATCGTGGTCTATATGGCAACCAAGACATTGACCTATCCAAACGTAAGATCAAGGAAGTCAATACTCTAGCTAACAATGAAGCTAATCGTGCCTTGGGCATGGAACTAGCAACTAGACTACCCTATGCCTCCTTCGAGCAAAACCTTACTTCAATGAGACAAGCTGGTGTTAATGCAGCTAACATGACTAACTCCATCTCAGGAGCTTACAATAGTTCTGTATCTAAGCTCAATCCAGTATCTATGAGCCTATAACTATGACACAAGCAAAAATGACCTTTGCCTCTGATGCCTTTAAGAATGCTGCTGCTTCTTTAAGTGGTAGAGCATCCAACACAAATACTGTTACTCAGAGGATGGGGCTAGGAGATACATCTAAAACTCCATCAGTTAATACTTTCACTAGTAACGCTACTAATAACGCAAGTCAAGCAGAGCGACAAGGTTATGCTAATGCTAATGAAGCCTTAGCTAACAATCCTATGTTTAAGCAAACACAACTTAACGATAGCCGCAACTTTACTGAAGACCAGCGTAGATTTAATGCTGGCTTAGGCGTTAAAGCTAACGAGCAATCAACCCTACGTTATCAATCAGACAACTTACTATCAGGTGTTAGATACAATGCTGATGCTGGTGTTAAGTCTACTCAGATTGGTGCTGATGCTAATAGATATGGTGCTGACAGAGGATTAGAAGGTTCTAAATACAGTGCTGATAGAGGCGTAGATGTGGCTCGTATTAGTGCTGACGCTAATAGGTTCTCTGCACTGCTTGGTGCTGGCACTGCTACTCTTAACTCACAACAATATCGTCCTTCATTCAATAGATAGCCATGTCTTTTTCTTTGCCTGTTAATAGCTCTTGGATGAACAAACCCATTTCATCCTTTGATCAATCATCTTTTAGCCAAAATGGTAGCTCTAGTACTTCAACTTCTAGCGTTAACTCTGGCTTTAGTGGTGATCTTCAAAATGTATTCACCTCTCTAGGCAACATAGCTGAAACAAAAGCTCAAAACGACCAAAGACGCTTTAGAGAAGACTTGCCATTCCAATCACGTATCTATCAAGACTTTGATACCGAGGCTGCTGGTCGCACAGAGGGTATTGATACTAGAGCTAGAGAACAAAACTCTAACCTAACTAAAGACCGTATGCGATTACAGTCAACTCAGAACATTGCTGAAGAAAAGAATAGAGGACAAGTTCAAGTCAATACCACTGGTCAAACTAGAGATGCTGACTTGAAACGTGCGCTATCAGTATTGCCTAGGAAGTAAGGAGATGAAATGGCATCATCATCAATGCGGAATCCCGCTAATAGACCTAAGAAGTATCCCGATGCTATACCAGCACATCAGGTAATCCAAGGGTTCTTCAATCAACAGCTTGACTCTGAGCTAGAGTCTCAATTCACCCTACTTTGTAGACGCAACCCTACTGAGTACGGTCAACAACTAGCTTGGTTGGTCAAGAATGGATGTGTGTGTTCAATACCTCAAATCAAGGCATGGCTAAAGGTCAAGGGCATTAAGGCTGGTACTGAAGCTGATACCCTTAACCGTAAGCTAGAAGAGTACGCGGGCATTGATGTAGTAGGGGGTCTTGAATCATTAGCCGTTAGGACTGCTAACCTAGCATTCGATTATGGTGGTCTAATCCAAAACAAGTTAGACGGGGGAGAGATAACTGACTCTCAGATGCAATCAATCATCGCTCAGTATCCAGCAGTGGTAGGACAGACTAAGCAGATACTACAAGCCCTAGCACAAGTAAAGGAACGTACAGGAGAGAGGGAGCTACTACTAGCTGGTGCTGATAGGGTGAAGTCTTTAGTACTCAATATGCTTGAGAAGAACTCACCCTTTAGACCAGCACTTGAGCAGTATTTTCAAGCTGCTATTCAAAGGATCGCGGAAGAGGTTTAGGGATCGTCAGCCCATATTCTAGCCATTTATTAGATTTGTCAGGTTCTCTCAAGAGGATATAGGGAGGTATAGTCCCATCCCATCCACTTAGCCCTGTCTCAGTAACTTTAGCTGGATAGCAAATGACTGCAGACACATCTTTCTTTCCCTCTAAATATAAATGTACGCTTGACTCGCCATAGCCTTGCTCCGCTAATGACTGCAATCTAGCAATCAATTCATTAACTGTCATAATCACCAATCCAATATAGTTTGTGTACTTACGGTCTTAACAACCCTGTAGTTGTTGTAATGAAAGTTCTCACGACTCCACTCTAAAGCAGACTTGGCTGAAGCCTCATCTAAGTCTTTGCAGGAAGAATCAGTCTTCCAGTCACCTACTTTGTGCTGACTGTATTCGCTATTAGTTTTAGGGCAATACTCAATGTGATAAGTCGTTGTTTCAATAGCTTCATTAACTGTCATGCTTAACTCCTATAAACATCTCATCTCCTTGTTGAAGCAAGGTTAGTGAAAGGCTAAAGGTAAGTTTGTTGTTAACAGTATCAACAACTCCTACTTCTAATCCTTCATACCCCTCATTAATGAGTGCTTCAAGTTGTAAGTACAATTCATTAACTGTCATCGTCCACCTCCATTAGGATGCCCAATCATAGCTACTAGTTGTTTGGTGACCTTATACATCCTAAATGCATAGTTAGGTTGTTTCTCTTGCCAGTAATGCCACATCTCAATAGCTGTAGTCTCATCACATCCAAGGTCACAGTAATGCTCCCAGTTATCATCATTGGTGATGCAACGCTCTAGGGTGTAGTTAATCATCTAATACCTCAACCTCTCCTGCCACTAATTTGTATTCAGTCCCTTTATAAGCTTTTCTACATAGGGCAATATGTGTTTTAACAGCATCTAGGCTCTCAAAGTATTCACCAATAACAGACCAGTTTTTAGAATAGTGCGACCTGTAAAGAATCATGTATAGTTTCATTAGTCCCTCAGTTATTAATCCTCCCCTAGCGTAGCGTTCCCCTATGGCTCGATTCAGACCATCCACATCCCTTGGACTTCAGATACAAGCTGATGTCACTTACCATGCCAAGGCTGCAACACAAGCTACTCAGCCCTTAGTCCTCAAGGCTAGACAAAATACCAAGGAAGGGTTCACAGCCTTCAGGGAGTATGTGTGCTTCCCTCAAATATCTGCTAATGAAGAAGGTGTAGAGGACATCAATGACTTAGCAGCACATAAGTATGCAAGACCTAAGCACCACTCTGAGTGGATGGATGAGCTATTCACAGGAGAAGACTCGCGTTGTCTTAAAGGTATTGGTGGTTCTAACACTCTAATCCTAGCTCCACGACTAAGCGCTAAGTCTAGATTCATGACCGAGTGGATCGCGCATCAGATAGGTGTGCAGACTGAGGCTGGTATTCCTATCAAAGTACTGGTTATCTCTTACTCAATCACCATTAGTACTCAAAAGTCCATAGAGATAAAACAAATCATTGAGTCTGATAGATTCCAACAAGTATTCCCTAACGTCTCTAAGGGTAAGAGATGGTCTGATGAGGTATGGGAAATAGATAAGCGTAAGGCAGGACTACAAGCACTAGGTGAGCCATATACCCTAGCCTGTGCTGGCATTGTTGGTAGTGTCACCTCTCGTAGAGCGCACATCATTCTCTTTGATGACCTTATCAAATCACCTGCGGATATCGAGAATCCCACAGTTAGAGAGAAGATGGCTAGTACTTACCACAACGCTATTAAACCTACTATGTTCCCTGGTGGTAGACAAATATGTATTGGTACTCGAATGAGTGCTGATGACCTATACGCAACTGAGTTCAACACTGAGAAGCGCTGGAAGGTAATTGAACAACAAGCCATAGTCGAAAGTGATGATGGTAAGGAGATAAGCTACTGGGAAGAGTTCATACCACTCAAGCACCTACTCACCTTGCGAGACCCAGATAAAGGTGGCGACCCTATCTCCTTTAGTTTCCAGTATCAAAATAAGATTGTCTCAATTGGTGGACTAGCTATACCTCCCGAGTGGATTAAGTACGATTACCCAGAGAAGGTAAGTGCTTACTCTCGCTTCGCCATTGGTACTGACCTTGCCGATAGTGTTAAAAAGAAAGCTGACTTCACTGTATTCACTCTAATGGGGCGTTATGGTAGTACATCCAATGGACGTATTGACCTACTTGGTAGTGCAAGGTTTAAGGCTTCTGGGAACATAGCTAAACTCAACCAACTACTAATGCTCCTCTATGACCATGACCTTCTAGACATAGATGAAGAAGGCTGGACTAATCCAGATGACCCTGTAGCGCAACAGTTTCCCATCAAGTATAAGTCTCGTCCTAACGTATACATTGACCTATATCTAGAGGACGTATCACAACAGTTGAGCATCATGGCTGACTTCAATGCACTAATCAAAGTAGCTATGGGCATCCACTCTATACACCCTCGACCACTTAAGCTCAAAGGAGATAAGAGGGAAAGACTTATGGCTATATCAGGTGCATTGCAAGTTGGCAACATCACTTTCAATAAGTTTAAGTACAGTCCCTCTCAGTCCACTATTAAGGAGTTGCTGTTCTTCGGCAGTACTCTACACGATGACTTTGTTGATTCACTTACTTGTGGTGTTATTGGATTGGGTTATCGCTTGCCTCTATCTTAGGCTCAGTACCGTACTCAACATCAAACTCAGCCGTCTTAAGGATAGGGTACACTGTAGGGGGAGAATCTATGGGTAATATGCACTAGTCATATTGTTTAATCCATACCCATACAAAGGTTCTAAGTCTATAGCCATATGCCCTAGCTACTCATGCCTTAGTAGGGAATGTCATACTGATTAGCAAAGGCAGCTAGAGACTGTAGAGCCTGTCTAGCTTTCATGGTTTCTTGCATAGCTAAGTACTGTTGCCCTAAGTCATCGCTTATCCCCCGTGGTAGCCTCTCCCCTAATGGCTCTAGTACATCACTTGCCATAGCACTCATTGAAGGCTGTGGGTTAGGTGCTACTTGAGGTTGTGATAAGTCTATAGCCATGCGTCTACCCATACTATCTATAGGTCTACGCAGTTGAGATGCATAACGAATTAGGCTGTTAGAAGTTAAAGGGTTGTATCCACTGGATAGCAGATCACCTATCTCATCCTCCATGCTTAACTTACCTACTTGAGCAGCTTGTTTAAACCCAGTATTCAAAGCTTGGATAGCTCTAGACTGTAGACCATCGCCTTCCCACTTAGGACTACCCTTGCCAGTGCGATGAGTTAAAGTATTCAGATAACTAGATACTTCGCCTTGACCAGCCCTTTTGTACAGCTCATCCATAAGTCTAGGATGTTGCATAAACTTAGCAGCATTAATGTCTGACAACAGCATTAGGTTAGACGTTTCAGGCAACATCTCTCTTAACCCAAAGAATGCACTGTCAGCATCAGCAAAGTTATACCCTGCGTACTCAACTGGATATTGTCTCTTTAGTTTAGAAGCTCTTAGAGTGGGATTAGTAAGAGCCTGAAGAAACACGTCAGGGCTTTTGCTATAAATGTTGTTAGGGATTAGCCAAGGCTTTTGATACATAGTTGTTATTAACTCTTTCTCCTAGCGTAGCGTATAGTAAGAGTAACTAATATTAGATAGAGATATACATGGAAACAGGTAGCGTAGTTCAGGCGTTTATCGACAGGAAGAATAGCGGCTCTGAAAGTATGGTAGTACCTAACCATATCAAACAGATTGTCTTATTTATGACTAGGCAGGGCTTAGAGTTCCTTGTAGACCAAGATACTCCTGATGAGCGAAGACGTAAATTCATAGACAAGATTATCAAAGCTAACAAGCTAGATATGTACTACCAAGGGATCGCCTCACTCTTCATAGCTACTGGTGGTGTTCTATGGTTAATGCAACCTACCTTAGACGGATACTCAATCTATTGGTTCCATAGCGGTAAAGAGAATAACTCAATAGATGATGTTAAGTCTCAATACATGGTCTTCTACTCTCCCAATGGCAGGGAGATGCAAGAAGTGATCATTAGATATAAGTACTATGACCGTTCACCCAGTCAAATGTACTACGCTCAATCATCTCTAGGTTCTGAGAGATGGGTGCGTCTACGAGTAAAGACTGACACGGTAACCCAAGAGTTCTTCAATGCCGAGCCACCACTAGACATCTACTCAACTAGCTCTAACTACGCCCCCCCACTTCAGGTCAACTCCTTCATCAACACACTAGGCTACATCCCTTGTGTAGAATCACCCAACCTCCCATACTTCCCCGGGGATAGTGGTAGGTCTGACTTTGCTATGGTTAGTGACCAGATAGAAGCCGAAGATACGGTAAGGGGCGCTATCATGCAAAATATCTTCACCTTTGGCAATCCTACCCTTATCACTACTCGTTCCCGTGAAGAAGTGATGCAAAAGACTACTGAGATAGGTACTCAGTCATGGGCTGCTTCACAAGGTTTCAAAGATCTAACTTCTGTGCGTATTGGCGGTAGACGTAATGATGGCGGATGGGCAGCGCGTCAACACGAAAAGATTGTTCCCGTCATTGGAAATGTAAACGCTGATGAAAGATTTGGCTATGTAGTGCCTGACCCCGTATCTCCTGACCAAGCTAGATTTGCTGACACTTACCGCACTGCGCTTCATGGAGCTTTAGGAGGCATTGACCCGAATGACCAGTCTTTCAGTACCTTTGGTGAGGTCAAATCTCTCTATGGGAAAGTGGCTGCTACTGCCAACATGAAGTCCCTGACCCTATGGCAACATGGACTATCCCGAGTCCTTGAGTTGTGCATCATGCATGAAGAACGTCTATATATGGATCAATTCAAGCAGTGGCTCCTATCGGAAGACCCTAAGATTGACATCACTCAAGTTACCCAACAACAGATTGAACAACTAATCTGGCAAGACGGTATCGAAGCACCCATTAGCGTAGGACTACAACCCTTTGGTGAAGTCAATGTCTACTATCGCTATAACGGTGATGTATTTGAGGACTCACCCCAAGACAAACTAGACCGCACTATCTATACTCGTAACCTTCAAGAGCTAGGAGTAGGAAGTCTAGAAGCCCTTGATGCTGTATTCCCTGACCTATCCCTCAAAGAAAAGAAGGCTAAGTTATCAGGCATTCCTTTTAGGATTGGAGGTGAGTACTTAGGGTTGTTCAATAATCTTTTACAACAACATATGCAACTTTCTCAGGTAGAAGATCCATATAATCCGGGTAAAGCTCTAAGTTTGCGCTATGATATGACTTATCTAATGGACTCAGTGTACACGGTACTGAAACGTGAGTTCTCCTACGGCGCATCCTATGATGAAGCTGACAACAAGGATAATCCCTTAACTAATGGTACAAGCACTCCCTCAGAACTATCAGGTTCAACAAGCCCCATCACCACAGGTAGCTCCTCAAACGGTAGCCCCACAGTGGCAGTCAGCACCTCAACTGGTGAGCCCTTACCCTTCGACTGGGCTAACCCCCCAGTACTCCCATCCTCAGCAATTCGCACCGACAACGGGCGGTTGGATACAAACAACCCCTCAGTCAGTGGTAGCTCCTACTCAGCAAGCGAATCCAGTTACGGATTACCTGACCCTGAACGGCTTGGTTCCCAACAGCTATTTACCAAACCCAACTTCAGTACAACCACAGTACTCCCCCCAAGTCACCTCGCCAACGAGACAGTACAGCCCCAAGCTAGACCTAAACGCCCCAAGCGGAAAGGATAGTCAGGGTAATCCTCTCGCCTCGGTAATCGAACTAATCAATAGCTTTGGCAATGGATCGCCTGAGCTAGCCATTGCACGCATCCATCAACAACTCATCCATCGTGAAGACCAATTAGGTGAAGTAGTTGCCTATACTCAAGCTCTTGAGAAGGAAGCTATTCAAATGGGTCAGATTCTATCTAGCCCTGAAAACACTGGTTATTGGCTCCAATACCAAGAGTTCCATCTTGCTCAACTACCTGAAGTAATTAACTTCCGCACTGCTTACCCTAAAGCAACCTTTGAGCAATACTACGACTACCTAGTACGCTCTAATCAACCACAAGGACAAGTTCAAGAACGTCCTCCCGCACCTTTAGGCTATGAGTATGCTCCTGAACCACAACGACCCACATTCAATCAAATGAATATGGGCTTGGGTCAAGGTGCTACTCAAGGTAGTGGTCGTGGACGTATGACTGATGTACTACGCCAACTTGATTCAGGTCACTTTGGTCAGCTCGTTAGTCAGTTGGCTTAGAGACTAGAGAGACAAGGAGAGCTAAAGGCGTTACTGCTGAGTGAACCTTGAGTACATCATCAGACGTTTGAAGGCTAGATATTAAAGCAATCTGACCTTGAATCAATTCATGAATGCCTTGTAGTTCCTCAGTGGTTAGTCCTGTGAAGGCAACCTTGTCTGACATATCTTTAACAAGAGCCTTTAGATATTCGTTGTTTTCTCCTAGCCTTTCCATCTCAGCCTTTTGCCTTTCGATAATCATCATTGCTTCGGCATGATTGAACATAGCTCATTTCTCATAACATCATCCCTTACCGTAGGGACTCCGCTTACACCTTACCCACTCCTAAGAAATGGCAACATTTAGTTCTCAGTTAGAAATCATTATGGGTGTGGAGCTATATCGCCCCCGCCCGCAGTACATTGCTCGGTATGTTGTACAACCCCAAATCGTACATGACTGGGCTGCTCAACCGGGTTCTACTGCACGTATGAAGCGCTTTGGCTTCTGGAACGATCCAGGGTCATACACACTCTCTGCCCGTGCACGCGATAAATCACAAGTCATCGGTACTGGTGGTGGTCGTGGCTTGCCAGAAGAAGCAGTCACCATTACTCTTCAAGAGTTTACTGGCCCATCCACTGGTAATAGCACCAACCCCAATGAACCCGGGGTGTTAAAGATTAATATGTTCGACCTCATGACCATGCAGCGTAACCTGTATGACATGAGCCGCGCTGACCAGTTCCATCAATCCATCGGTAGTGAAACCCTATTTGAAGACTATCGCCGTTGGAAGGATAGCGTCTACATCGGTCTAGCTCTATCTGCTAACCCCGCAACAGCAACCACTGGACAAGTTGCTAACAACCTAGTGGGTGGATACTATAACCCCGCAGGTATAGTTAACGGTGGTACTTATAACACAGCTACAGGTGCACCTCGACTAGACTTCACTAGAGATGTACTTAAGGTAGTCGCTGATATGCGCTCTCGTTTAGTCCCTCCTTTCCAATCTAACTTCGGTGATGTGTATCATGGATTGGCTAGCCCCGGGTTCATGTTGCAACTACAACAAGACTCACGCTTCTTACAGGTAACACAGTACCCAGGTGTTCCAGTATCCATGCTTCCCATGAGCGCACAATCTGCAACCCTACCTCAGATGATGCCTCTACAAGACTGGACAATGTCACCTAATGACCTTGTCAAGAGTGGTGGCTTCTATGGTCAAACTGGATTCATGCACTCTATGGTTATGCCACTAGGGTTCATCATGGGTGGTGTACGTTGGTTTGAAACAACTAACCTACCTACTATCCCAGTTACCCTAACTACCTCTGGTCTAGCCTCACAAGGTTATGCTGATGGTACTTCTGTAGTACGTCAAGCAGAATGTGCAATCATCATTGGTACTAATGCCATTGGTGAAGCTATCTGGGGTGAAGGGCCAAGAGTCAAGCTTAACAACAACACTGACTATGACCGCTTCCTAATGGCTATCTGGCAGGAGTACGGTGGTTACTCACTACTCAACTCTAATAACATCACTGTTATGCGTACCTTCCAACCCTTCTAAACTCACTTAATTAAGGTTCTCTAGTTTTGCGAGAACCTTAAAACTCTTGACTATAATTTTTGCTTAAACACTTATGCCAGACTGCAATATTGACTATTCTAGTCACAACTCTAACCGAGTAACTCTTACCCAAATCAAGGAATTGCTTGACACTGCTGAAACCCAAGAAGCAGTGTTTTGGGATAAAGAAGTCGTGGTGTCCTATAAACTATCTTCAGGCTTTACCCTGCTTGGTAGAGGCGCTTGTGTTGACCCTGCTAACTTTAATATTGAGATTGGCAGACAAGTAGCGCGAGAACAAGCTGAAAACCAGTTGTGGCAACTAGAAGGTTATCTCCTTCAAAACAAACTTGTGGGCAAACTATAGCTCATCCTTCCCATCACCTCCCTAACCCTAAAGAACTATGTCTGCAACATTTGGAAACTATATTGGTTCTGAGAATGCTGGTAACCTCGTTAACTCTCCTATCAGTGGCGTAATAGGCGCTATTGATGGAGTATTCCGAGTAACCACCACACCTCAGACCGTCATTACTGCTCGTATCCCCGCGAACCCTCTAGGCACTGACCAAGTAGCGGGTTCTGAACTCCTCACAATCTCCCCTAACTTAATCATCCCTCTTAACGCTTACGTTACTGAAGTGTCTTGGATGCTCCCTGGTAGTGCATTTAGCCCTAATCAACAATCCTTTGTATTCAACGTGCTGACTGGTACTTCTACTAACACACTCAAGGTGGCTACGGCTGCACAAGGTGTTGCTAGTACTGTTGCTAACTCACTTGGCGGTCTATCAGCACAAGTTCAAGCTAATGGCAACTTCCTAGCTGCTGACCACTTCAGCGTACTAGGTAAAGTGATTAACCCATTTGCTAATGAAGCAGTGGCGGTAACTGGCTTAGGTGCTTACACTGGTACTGATGCTGACCGTACTGTTAACTTATACTCTACGGTTACTGCTGGTACATCAGTTGGTAGTGGTATCTCTGTAGCTAACATCCCTGTAGGTTTTGGCTTCCCACAATGGGTAGACATCCCTATCCAAATCAAGTACTGGTTAGCTCCTACTGTGGATGCACTGTCCTACATCCGTGGTCAAATTATCTAGATCGCCTCTTAGGTCAAGAAGATTTCAGAAAGCCCTATCTATTATGGATGGGGCTTCTCTGTATAGACTTTAAAAGTCTAGTACCTCAAATGTAGTTGTAGCTTTCATAATTCGATATTTTGCAACAGCCCGACTATTAAGACAAACAGCACTTTCATTCTCACGCCTTGCCTTTTGAAGAAGCAGCCTAGCATCGTGAATATTATCTATTCTTGGAGTGTTTAAACTGTAATCACTTAGCAGCCATCTATCATCCTTAAAGCAAACTTCAACAACGTATAAAAAAACTTTAGTCTCACTCATCTCTTAACCCTAAATCTCCCCCATAGCGTAGCGTAGGGTATCATTAGAACATCACTATTATTGACCCGATCCCGATATGGAAAAAGTTATCCACAAAACAAAAGGACTATGTAGTATTTGGTCAGAGTTCTATGACTATTTCGTACTGGTAGATGCTAATGGCAAGAAGTTCCAAGCACAAGCTCATGAGTTCACAAGACCTATAGATGTTAATGCTACTGAAGTATCGCCTAATCTATCTTTCCTAGAGTCATGCTTTAAAGCTGACGTACAAAGATATCCTATAGATATCAATGACCTATCCATCATTACTGAGGATGTAGTTAAAGCTCTAGGAGTAGATGAGGATGTAGCTAGAGTGATAGTCATGAATCGCCCCAATCAAGGCTATCTAGACTACCCACATCTAACTACTATCCTCACTACTAATGGCGTACACCTAGACCACAAAACTTTAGAGCATTTCAAGTCTCTGCAATTGGTGGTGTTTGGTGGTGTTGAAGAGTTGTATTAAGAGTAAGATTAGATAAGCAAATTACTATTAATGACAATGAATCCACCAACCGTACAACATCGCACTAGAGGACTATGTACCTTACTCAATGAGTTCAGCACCTACGTGTATCTACAAGACTCTAGTGGTAATAGGTTTGAATCAGGCTTAGGTGATATCATCCAAACCTTTACCTCAACCACACCCGTCATAGTCACACCTACACCCACTATTGCTGGTAGCCCTGCACAAGTACAGGTCAACATTAATGATGAGTCCTTAACTGCAACTGACTTAGCTGAGTTAGTTAGAGGAATAGGGCGTGCTATTGCTAAGGGTATTGTAAACAACCGCCCTAGTGGTGGGTATACAAGTATTGAACACTTAGTTGAAGTACTAACCTTAGCTAAAGTCAACTTCAACCAAGCTACTATTGATGCTATCAAAGCTGATAATTCTCTTGTGTTTGGGAATGTAGTTTCAGAGTAGCCGCTAAATCAATTTGCTTATAACGTTCTGTGCAAACACCATCAATAACAGGCTCTACCCAGACAACTCTTTTAACTCTACCTACACGTCTATGGTCAAATATTCCATGTAGGTTTCTATAAAATATTGATTCATCTAAACGATAGGACATAATAACCTCATGGAACTTTCTGAACGTGATAAATCTAGGGTACGCTTCTGCCGTAGGCAATACTAGACAAGGACTGTATCAGTAGTGATAGTTTCTCTTCTAATGCCTCTAAACTCAGCATGAACAAACTCGTCTCTAGTAGACAAGAACTCTGCTAGTAATCTACTGTAAGCACCAGTAAAGCTATCATCGTCTTGTGCGCTAGTAGTCATGACTGTGTACCATCTATCCTCACCCTTATAGGATTCAGTTCTTATATACTTAGACTGTATTAAATATTCTTTCATGGTAGTAATTAATGGAATTGTCAGAACGTGATAAATCAAGAACCAGATTTCATCTAGGTTATGCAGACTATGCTGGTATCCAAGCGGGGGAGTGCGAGCAGCTAGAAATGGCTATGTCTACTATCAGGGATGAGGTAGTACTTACCTATATCCGTAGTTACTTAGATACTTTAGATGCAATATTCCTAGCTAAAGATCCTACTAACCCTGATAGCTTTACTCAGATACAACTCTTTGCTGGTGATATCAACCGTACCCGCACTGACAAATCCCCCATTACCACAATGAAGCAATGGGGTGAGATTTATCGTCAGTACTGTGATGAGTTAGCTAACACTCTATTTGTCACAAACTTTAGGAACAAAGACTACGCCTATAGATTCTCTAGGAGTGGTAGCGCCTATATCAACGCAGTCCCGGGTATGGCAGTGCCAAACATAGGATCGCGTATCTTTATGCACTCTTATTTAGCTTGACATTAGCCCATAAATATATGCTCATAGTTGGCAAGCAAATATATAAAGGGATATTGTCTAAAGGCTGCTCTGGTTCTATTCTCCATTCCCAAGCCCAACTACTAAGCTGATGAAACATAAGTTCAATAGCAAAGGTTTTGGTAACTAGCTTTATTCCTCTGGAATCCCAGTCTTTTGTTAGTTCAATCTTCAAAGTTAATGTTCCTCCTTGGATGTTTTGGAAACATCAGACAGTTAAACCTAAACCAGAAAGTAGGTAGATTAACTGATAATCCAAAACTAAGTTGCGTTTTATAAGACTTGAACTCATTGTTGGTCATATTCCATAAAGATAAGGGGAAGAAATACATCTGAATTGTTATATGCAGCCATTGACTTAACCCTAGATAAAGCTCAATACAGTCAGCATCATCTGACCCTGAATAAGGGTTAGTTGGATCGAAACCAATAATGGATGTTCTAAGTTCCATCAGTCTTCTCCGTGAACAATGACAAGAAAGTTTAACGATGGCAGTTTATGATAAATCCTAATTAACTCATTAACAGGTCTAGAGCCAAATACTTGTACCTCCCATTGCCATAGCCAATTATATATAGGTTGAAATGACCATTGGAAGATAACTCTATAGCCCCAAGCCCAAAGAACAAGAATAACAAGGTCAAAATCGGCAATAGTAAACAACATTTCTTCCTCATCTTTTCGCCAATCAGTAATGGATAAATGCCATCTCATACTTTCACCTTCTTAACTACTATCCCAAAATCAAAAGACGGGAACTTGTGGTTGACCCGTATTATTTCGCCAAAAGGTCTAGGGTTAAATACATCTACATCCCATTGCCATAGCCAATTACAGATAGGTTGAAATGATAAAACAATATTGGTGTTATAGCCAAGAGTTCTGATATCAAGAATAACAAGGTCACAGTCACTTGCATTTAACCAGTCTTCGGATGTTTGCCAATCATCAATTGATAAATGCCATTTCACGGTGTCACCCTCTCCTTAAGAAAGTCCAATGCGCCATTCAGTAAAGCCTTAAGGTTAGGACTCCATAGAACAGTAGTGTCATTATCCCAAGATATCCTTAGCTTCCAACCATTACCTTTGGTATGACCATCAACACTAACACCACAATCATCTAGCTCTGACTTATATCTAATGCCACTGTAGTAGCAAAGATCTGGGTCTAGCTTAGATAGGAATGTGTGCAAGTCGTGATGGAGAGATAATTGATTGTCTTCAACATTAGCGATAATCAATTCATCTTGTTTAGCTTGTTGCTTATGAATTGCATCATAAAGTACTTGTGCTCTAGTCATCTTTGTGTTTCTCCCAAAATAAAGCTTTTGCAATCCATATTAGGACTATGAGTAGTAGTCGTGCGTCCATGTTAAAGCCCTAACTTATCAAGTAAATCTTTAATTGCAACTTTCATCTTAGGCTCAAGAAGTGCGCTTAGATTATTAATCATTTGCATCATTTCTTTGCGGCATTCAGTAATAGTCTCTAAGGGAATTTCTCGCCTTAAAAAGACTAATGCCTCTAACACAGTTTTTGTGTCATCACCAAGCAAGCCAAATAAAGCTAGCGTAATTTCTTTGTCAGTCATTTAAGTAAGGTACTATAGATATTATCCCCTAGCGTAGCGTCCATCCCTCATGGCATCCCCCAACACTGAGCCAATCTTTAAGAAGATACCCTTTAAAGCAGTAGTATCTTTGAGTAATCAAGTCATCCCTCGTAATGGTGGTGACACAACTAGCTCTGCATTGCTCTTAGTCCAAGCTGGTGAGAATGGACTCATCATAGAATCTATTCAAGCAATACCTGTAGCTACTAGTGGCACTGTACCTACCACTGTACTTAGACTATTTAAGAAAGGGGCTAACAGTACACGATTAACCCTAGCTCTACCAGAAGTACAGTTAGTATCTATTGATAGTGCATCAGTTAATGACGCTACTGCCCTAGTAACCATCAACGTCCCTTTACCTGACTCAATACAAGGAGTGTTAGGAACCAAAGCATTACTACTTGGCCCTAACGAATCCTTATACGCTGCCCTCTCCCAAAGTGTTAGTCCCAATGGGTATAACATCACTGTTCAGGGTGGGTTCTATTAGGGTTGTATCTACATAGTTGCAATCAAATGGTTCAATGATTAACTCACTGCCATCCTCAAATAGTATTGATACTTCACCAGCCATATCAGGGTAATACCCGCTATGTTCATTGGTAAACTTTGCAGATTTAACAACCTTACCTTTTAACTTATCTACTATCATGGCTTCCTACCGCTTTAATCGATTTCCTAACGACATTGCTAGAGTCAATGTCAACTTACTCTCAGACTCTTTCTACATCGCACTAGTAACCGCACTGCCCTCAACATCAGTATCAACAAGGGCTGATTTGACTAACGAGGTTAGTGGCGGTTCCTATGTGCGGAAAGACCTAGTTAAATCTAGTGGTACTAATCCCAACACCTATCTTTCTAATGCCTCATCCCTGAGATTTGATAACACCGTATGGACAGCACTATGGGCTGCTACTGCTGCCCCCATTGTTGGTGGTGTTATCTTCAAGGGGACTGTAGGGACTTCGGCTAGCACTGACATTGCACTAGGCTTTGTTGAACTAGTACCAGCCTACACACCTCCTACATCGCCTAGCCCAAGTCCTGCTACATTTACCTTTGTGTGGAATACGGCTGGGGCTATATTCCTAGGGCAGTAATTAAAGGATGATGATAGATTGTTCAGAGGATTGCATCTTGGCTATAACATCATCATTGGTTAACGCCTCAACCCCATCTACCACAACCACATCATCAACATCACCTCTAACAAAGCTCTGAACTACAGGCATATCCCACATTTCCTTAGGGATAGGAATGTTCTGGGCTAGGCAAGTGCTGATACTTCCATACATCTCGCCTAGGACAAAGATGGAGTAGGGAGTGTTAAGCATCTCATCTGTTAGCTCAATATCTTGTGCAGCGCCTTCTTCTAGCAATAGAGGTTTGATATTTTCATCAAACACTTCTTGTGGGTCTTTAACTTGTAGCATTGGAGTCCTCTGTAATTAGATTGTCTTTAATCCACTGGTCAGCCAATAGGCTTTCAAGTGTTTCTGTTGATTGATTTAGCAGCACTGTTGCAACTCCAAGACGGTATGCCATGAGAAACAAAGCACGATTAAATTTCATGACCTTAATATAGCTCTCCTTTGCTTCTTCGCCAGATGGGACTGGCACTTGATGTAAAATTCCATCTTTGAATGCTTCGTCAACTGTTTTAATTTTCATGTCATGCGGGTCTTTAACTTGTAGCATTTAGTTCACTGTATATTCTGTAATTGATTCAACTTCGTTGACATAACCGCAATGAGGGCAAAACACAAGGCTCCCCTCTTGTGGCTTAATATCAGCACACGTCCACCATTTGCTGCAACTGTCGCAGTTGTAGTGGTAAAGAAATTCTAGCGATACTTCCATGTTCACAGTATATTTAAACTATCCCCTAGCGTAGCGTCTTATGTCCATCATCCCTTGCAGGCAACTTCTTACCTCATCCCTAACGCTCTACGTCAACTGGTGGGGTTCGGATACTAATAATGGACTAGCACCACAAACAGCTTTTCAAACTATACAAGCAGCAATACTAGCCTTTAGTACTAAGTATGATACTGGAGGCTATGACCACACTATTAAACTAGCTGATGGATACTATAACGGTGCTACGTTAACTGAAGTAACTGGTGGTGGTAGCATTACAATTACTGGGAATGGGGCAGGCACTATTATCAAGGGTAACATCCAAGTCAATCAAAGACGCACTAGATATATCCTCAAGAACTTAACGTTTGCCCCTGAAAACACCTTTGCTGTATCTGCTGTCAATGGATACATAGAACTAGCCGAAGGTATCACCTACAACATTACTCAAGCTACATCGCCAGCACTCCTAGTATCAGAGCTAGATGGTGTGATTAGGGTAATGAATGACTTTGCCCTTACCTATACAACTGGTGTACTACCTACCTTAGCCTTTGCTAGAAGCTCTGGGAAGATAGTACTTCAGAATAGGCAAGTAACAGCTACAGGTGCTTTGAACTGGTTAACTGCTACTTTGTGGGCACAGAGTTCTGGTATTATAGATGCACGTAACTTTAGACACACTGGCACTGACCCGACATCAGGTTTACGCTCAATCCAAGAATCTAGCGGAATCATAATTGGAGATAGCGGTACAGACATTCTAGGTACTACCAATGGCTCTACTACTTTAGTAACCCAGACTGAACCTGTAGTAATACCTCAAGCACAACTTGGCTTTACGATGCCTATTAGTTTCAGTACTGCTACTTATTCTCTATCCTAGTAAAGATTATTTTCTTTAATTCAGCTATTTCATCATGCCAAGATTCAAGCAAGTCAATACTGATACCTAGTAACAACATTAACTTCATTACTGTTTCTTGATTGCCTTGAGAGTACCCTAGGATAAATAAAGCTTTCTCTCTATCAGTCATAATCCGACCCTCTTAATCTTTCCCCCATAGCGTAGCGTCCATGAGTACAATCTCCCCTCAAGAATCCCAGTACTATAAAGAATTTGTCACACCCTTTCAACCACAGGGGCGCTCTTTCCTTGGCTATGACTTGCGTGGTACTCAGTGCGATAGGTTTGGTAATGGTAATCTAAGGCTAACGGGGTATGGAGATTCTAGCGGTGGATATGCTTTCACTCCTGCCAACCAAGATGCTGCTATAGCCCCATCTCTTAGTAGCGCTAATCTATCAAACATAGCTAATTCAATACCTCAACTCACAGAGCAGCAAGATTTTGCTGGTAAGTGGATAGATACAATAACACTTCATGCCCTTGACGAATTCATTGAGCAAACCGAACCACAATCCTTCATCGCTAATACACTACGCATCTTTGCGGGCGGGCAGAAGGGATATAGAGAAGATGGCACTGGTAGAGCCAATGTTCGCAATACCTACACACTCCTAGCTGAGATATCTATACCCGCACTTACTAGGGCTGATATACCTAGAAGCTTCCCTGTCAAAGCAGGAGTATATGTCCCACCAGCACAGAACCTTTATCTAGGACTAGCAATACCACAACCCTATACTTGCAGCTTTGAGATGTGGGATTTACAAGCCAACACTCTAGTCGGTAGTGGCGTATCAGCATCTATAGGAGGATCGCCCACTGTTAGTAGTGGTAATGATTTGATTGAAGAAAATCCAAATACTCCTGTCGATACACAATTTGTGTTACCCATCTCTTTTGCTTCTGCCACTTGGAAGAAAGGAGTAGCAGATTTCACTGTAACTCCGCCTCCTCCTACCCCATTACCAACACCGCCCACGGGCACAAGTTCTCCTAGTCCAGACCCTAACCCGGGATCGCCTAACCCTAGTAGTCCATCCTCACCTACATCGCCTAGCCCAAGTCCTAGTGACAGTGTCCCACCTCCTACTGCTGGTGGATGTACCCCTATCCAAAACTGTACTTGGCACACCGTGACTAGCGCTCAATCAGCACAGGTAGATATGAACCTCAATGGGGGAACCAACCTATGTCCTGCGGGAACCATAGCTAGAGGGGTGGTCGATTTTGAGACTGCTGGCTCGTTTGTCCTTTGTTGCACTCCTGCTACATTCCCACCTAACAATCTAGGGTGTTCTTCTCTTAACAGGTATTCATGCAGTGGAGGTGTCTGCGTAATTGATGCTTTCGGCTCATACAGTTCGCAAGCACAATGTGAAGCGGCGCTTGTCCGCACTATTACTCTTTCTGCAAACTTTTGGAATCCCATTTGTGGATGTGCTAATTGTTCCCCAGAAACTTACACTTTTACTTTAAGCCCTTCAGCTGTTGCTCCATTTACCCCAGTCTATACATATTTAGATGGAATTTGCGGAGGACGATATACGGTGATCGTAGTCGATTCGCTTGGCAATAGAGTAGATCAGGGGGTAACTTGCTTTGATGGAGTAAGTTGTTCTATGATTGGTCAAGGCGCTGTTAGTATATCTGTTTCTTCTTCCTGTCCGTAGCTTGTAAGACTTAAAGCCATGCGTACAAAGAGTCCTAGTCTTCGATTCAGTGTTCTACTTGTAAGGTATTTGCAATGACCTATCGTACTAACGACTATTCCCTTGGCTCTAAGGTTGTCCTTAGCCCAGACCAACAACAGACCATATCTAACCAGTACAAGCGTTACATGAAAGCGCTTGAGTATACTAGTGACTCTGTTAAGTTTGAGAAGCCTGACCCTGATAGTGGGCTAACTCTAGATGCTAGATTCATTAGACCCGACTCTCAACAATTTACTGCCAATGCCGAATCCTTTGACTATCGAGTAACCGCTAGAGTAATTGATAGCTCAACGGTAGCCCTACAATCAACTACCTATGCTGTTAAGGTCGAAGGGCGTACTGTTAAGTCACTAGGGCGATACTTTTATACGATACCGAATAATCAACCACTAACACCAGAACAACTACTAGAAGCGCAAGGCAAAGGTATAGATGGACAATATACTGTCCTAAATGACCAAGGGCAATCCATAGCGCTAGTCACCACAGTAGGTGAGATTGTACCGATAAGCACACCAGAGACAGTAACTCAGTCTATAGCTACTGGTAGGGCGCTAGGCTATAGATGCACTTGCCCTGACTACCTAGGACAACAAGCCGACCTTCTCCCCACACTCTTAGGTGAACAACAAAAGGTATTTGGTGTACTAGGCTCTAGGGGTATATGCAAACACGTGATGTCTGTAAGGCTAATCAGAGGTGATGTAGTATCAGTGCCACAAGCACCTCCAACTCTAGAACCTGAGTCCAATAGAAAGGTCAATTGGACAGGTGTTAAGGAAGTGTCTAATCGTGGTGGCAAGGGTAGAGTTAAATGGGTTTAATCCCACTTCTCCTTACCATCCAACTTAGACTCATCAATTATAGAAGTCCCATAAACCTCTAGCGTACCAGCCCGCAACTACGAAACTACCAGCCATAACAATCCAAACGAATAAGGTCATAGTTCACCTACTAGAATAAGAATAAACATTCCTAAGCAAATTAGGAAACCTAATGCTGTATATCCAATGATAACTAGCTTTAGGATTAAGTCGATATCCATATCATCCTCACATATTTCTACCCCATAGCGTAGCGTGATAGTATATTGGAATTACAACTATTGCCCTAAACTTATGAGCTTTACTGGTGGACAACGCGCCCTCTCTAATACCAATGAATTGTCTGGGACTCAAAGAGGTTTAATCCTTGGTTCTCTTCTCCCACTTCAAACAACCCTAACTTTTCCCTTAATTGCTACCAACGTAACCAATGACCAAACGGCTACAGTATCGGGCGCTTCTCTAGGAGACTTTGTACTAGCAACTCCTACTACTGCCTTAGTAGCTGGTTTAGAGTTAACTGCTTTTGTAAGCGCTGCTAACACTGTAACTGTTCGTATTGGTAATGCAACTGCTGCTGGTATTACCCCAGGTGCTTTAGTATTCAATATCTTAGTTCTAAAGCCATAGGTGAATCATGAGCGATATTGTAGGCTCTAATGGGCAAAGATATCTCCTAGTAACAAATGTAAACCCAAGCACTGGGCAAGTAGTCCCTGGTGGTGCTGCTCCCCAAGCCACGTCTGCTCCTACTACATCAGTAGCTAGTAGTGCGACATCAGTAACTTTGCTAGCCTTGAATACATCTCGTAAATGGGCATCCTTTAGAAATGACAGCACATCGGTTGCGTACATAGCTAAGAGTGGTACTGCAACTACCTCATCTGTGTATCTACTACAACCACAAGGCTATCTCTACTTTGATGATTACACTGGAGTTGTTAGTGCTATATGGGCTAGTGCTAATGGCTTTATGAGAATAGAGGAAGGTACATAATGGCAACACTTCTAGAGAATCGTGTATCAGCCGTTCAACTAGATGGTGGGCAATCTGGATCTGCCCCTGCTTATGCTTGTCGAGCTTGGGTAAATTTCAACGGTGGTGGTACTGTTACAATCCGAGGAAGTGGCAATGTAAGCAGCATTACTGATAATGGTTTAGGTGATTACACAGTAAATTTCACTACAGCAATGCCTAATGTAAATTACGCGGCTGTCATTACTCCTGCCAAGCGTACAGGAAATCCTGCTCAAGGGGCACTTCTCGGGTATTCAACAGCCGATCCTACTACTACTGCTTTAAGGTTTAATTGCCTTGCTTTTGATGCTTCAACAAATGTTGATATGGATTTTGTAAACGTCGCTATCTTTGGTTAACCATGTCTCAAGTAATTGTTTTTGAAAATGAAGATGGTGGTGCATCAATTCTTATCCCTATTCCCGACTGCGGACTTTCTATTGAAGAAGTCGCCGCAAAGGATGTCCCTGATGGAAAAGAATATTTAATTATTGATGATTCCGAATTACCAGATAGGCAATATCGCAATCAATGGAGAATTAGCAATGGCGCTGTAATTGTGGACAACACCATAATCAATGAAACGCCTAAGCCTATCAGAGAAATTGATGCTCGTAGGCTTAGGCTTGCATTACTAGAGTTAGGGCTGCTAGATACGGTTGAGTTAGCATTATCTAATCTCCCAAAGGCAGCCCAGATAGATTGGGAGTACGCAACAATTATTAGAGAAGATTATCCTTTAGTAGTTAGCTTGTCTGGGGCTTTGGGTTTGGATGTTACACAAGTCTTTGACAAAGCCCAAAGTATAGGTAGTGTGTAGCATCAACAACTCATAGCTATCCCATCCTTCCTGCCAATAGACCAACTCTCTAAGGTCAAGTACCATAGACCAAAGACCAACTTCACGACAAGCCTCTAGCCACTTATCTCTCTTACGCTCACCCGCAAGGTCAGTATCAGGAATAAGTAAAGGATAGAGGCTTTTGTCTTTGAACTGTTGTGCATATCTCTTAAGGTCTGTGGAAGTCCAACATGAACCTTGAGGGCAAGTAGCTGCTATGCCATGTAACCACCATGCTTGTACTGACTTCTCACCCTCTGGAACTACAACTAGATTACCCTCGTCCAAAGGGATCTTGTTCCATAAATACATATCCCAAGGCTCATTACCTTTGCCTATTCGCCCATTGGAGTACTGCCTAAAAGTCTTATCTCTAACTAACTCACCATCATCCGATACTTGCATAGACTCTATGCGCTCTGTGTATTGAGTGGGGCTATAGTTATATCTCATCACTCTCTTGCGACCATCCCACCTAAAGCTAGGCGCTCTAGGCTCTACTGGGATAAAGCTCAAATGTTGTGGTGGTATTACAGGTGGGTATTCTTTAGGTTTAGATGCTTTCCACTTATTAAGAGATACGGTGTTAGAGTTGTAAGTTCTAACACCCATAGCCTCTCGTATCTCATGGCATTGACAGCCAGCCCAACATTGGTAAGCTCCTGCAGTAAAGGTAGGGCTAGTATGCTTCTTAACTGTTAAAGTATCGTTATCACATACAGGGCATAGATAACGATACTCACTTGGAGACTCTTTGACTAACCTATGAGTAAGTAAGTCAATGTGGTCAAGCATATTAAACATCAATCTTCCTCACTACTGGTTCCTTTTTCCAAGTAACAGTAATTTGAATATCAAGGTTTAATGCTTCCGCTATCTGTTCAATATCTTCTAAGCCAATGCCTCTTTTTGCGTCTTCTATTAAAGAAATTCTAGAATGACCGCATCCTAGCTTACGAGCTAAATCAGATTGAGTCATTCCAGCTTCTATCCTCAACTCCCTAATCAGTTGAGCTACTTGTGTTCTTAAGTTCATGCGTGCAATTAAAATAATGTGTTATCTAATTGCGTAGCATTATTTAGAACTCTGTATTAGGTTCTACAAATCCATTAGTTCAAAGAATTGAGTAATTTGATTGATTTAATAATGGCAATTCCTCTATCTCAGTCTGCTCAACTCCAAACACGTCTTCTATTGCTTCATTAACTACAGCACACCATACTTTATAAGGGTGATTGACGCGCTGACCAAAGGGATAGACTTTGTTTAACTCTCTTCTAAGTTCAGAGCGATTCATTAGTCCATCCCTGCAAAATTGCCTGTGTTGAGCAAGAACTGGAATGATTACTTCTAAAGCCTTGTCTTTCCAAGTCACTAGTCCTCTCCTAGTATGTCATCATCCTCAACCCTATTAATACTCCTCTCAGCACTAAACTTGTCGGGATATCTAGCTTTGAGCTTGTCAATATTAGCAATGGCAATGTCTTCTAGAGATAGGTTAAGCCCAGTAGCAATAGCACTGATATACCAAAGCACATCACCTAGTTCCTTGTATAGTTTATGGGGTTCTAGCGGATGTCCATGTGCTATGTGTTTTTTGTACAGTTCCATCACTTCGCCAGCTTCACCACCTAACCCTAGAAAGTGTGCAGTTAGATTACCGCCATCAGTGCGAAATGCTTGTTCTTGATATTCTTTAAAGTTCATTCGCTTCCTCAACCACTTGCAAGTCTTTTTTGTCAAACAGAATTTCTTGTCTTCCGCCTCTTGCCATAGTGCCATCTTTTCTGGCTTTAATGATAGTGTGGTCAATGCGCCCGTCACGGCCAATCTGTCTGTCAAATACATGACATAACTGACCCGTAAATTGGCAAGAATAACCATCATTTCTTTGAAGAGGAATGACAGGAGTTCCTATAGGCAGTCCATTGGTGTTAATGTAGTAAGTCCTTAAATCTCTTAACTTCATTTCAAGGTCTTCTTTCAATCTTTTGTACTCATCGTATTCCATTCTCAATCCTCTATATACTATCCATCCCCGTAGGAGATAGATAGTTGCGGGTTAGAGTCCTAGCGCCCTAGCCACACCATCATAAGCCTTGATTTGGTAATCAACTCCTTTGTGGAGTTTAAATACTTCTGTGCAAGCCATCAACATACGCCATGTTCTGCTAGTAGACTTAAACTCTGAGTAGCTAGGCTCATAGAACTCTTTCCAGATAAGGGGGATGTCTGTGGGAGCAATGACGTTAGATAGAACAAGGTCTACTAATAACTCCTTTGCAGCCCTGTCACTAAGCCCAGTCTCTTTAGCTACAGACAGCCCTTCAAATAGAGTTTTGCGATTAGGTAGTTGTTGAACTTTAACTAACTCAGAAAACTCCCTACTCAACTCATCTATATTCTCAGCACTGGTATGTTTCCTAGACACAACACCACCATTCTCATAAGACGCAAGCACCTTATTAGAACAGACTAGTATCTTAGTTCCTACACACAATCCAGCACTCATAGACTTATCGTATGAGTTGCGTCCACCGATACACAATGGCATATCGTTGATCTTAGCATCAGTCTCCAACCACATGAACATTCTATCTCTCTTAGGAGTAAGCCCAAAGGAGTTAGATACTATACCAATGCCAAGCTCTGTAAGGACAGTAGCAGCATTCATGTAGAATCCAATATGAGGCAATGGATAGTAAGTAGATGTGCGTCCTACTTGTGGTAGGAACTCATCATTAGTTAGCTTTGATGCATCTAGTACATCACATCCTTTAAATATCTTTGGCATTATTCTTCTTCTCAAATAGTTTATATGTCTCAGCAAAGATAGCTGGCATTAACACAGTATTAATGTGGTTAGCATAGTCAGCATCTTTGATTAGCTCTCGACATGGGTTAGTGGTGTAGTTACTACTACCTCTAGTTAGCACATCAGATGCGTCTCTAAGATGGTAGAAAGTTCTTACTAGCTCACAGAATGTCCATAAGTCATTGTCATTGGTAATAGCAAAAGTCTTAAAGTGGGCTTTAATACCATCATGCATATTAGTATCTCTGAATAGAGAGTCTAAGTGGTAATGGCAATGATGGTTACCAATCCATCCCCAACTCCAATACCAGCTACAAGACCAGTTTGGCGGTGTTAAGTATATGCGTTTTCCTTCAATAGAAGTCCCTAGAAATACTCTAGGGTATTTAATGTTGTCCATAGCCTTACTCATAGTTTTATCTATCAGCGTAGCGTCTTAGGCTCTGCAATGGAACGAGCCACTTCCTTCAACACGCACACAACTTCACCCCTAGCCATAACACCACCAGCTTTTCGGAAAGCGGTACTCATTTGCTTAGAGTTAATTAGAGGTACTAGGTCAACCCAACCACTGATGTTATTGAGCAGAGCATCATTCTTAAGTGATTGCTTCAGTTCCTTTGTGACAGAACTAAACTTAGTCCCTAGCCACTCACTGACTAACTTCTCTAGTTCTTCATAGTTATAGTGATGAGCTATGCGGGCATAGTAAGTTTTGTAGTCAATCAGTTTGCTTAAATAATCTTGTCTATCGGTCATTGTTATCCTTATGTATACTGTTACCCTATAGCGTAGCGTCTTTAGATAGGGTATAGGAGTTGAGTAACAGGTCATCTATATCTAGTACACAACCTAGCGCTATATCCCATATCACGTACTTCCAGTAGGGTTCTCTATACTTATCAAGAATATCCCACTCCATACCAATGACTTGTACTAAGTCACCATCACTATCCTTGAGCAAGTCACCTATACCAAACTTAGGCTTGTCCATTACTAAAGGTGCTGCGTTGTCTCTACGATAGCTAGCCTCAAGTGCATCATACTCAACTACTTGTTCTGACATAGTATACTTAACCTATTATTGTTATCCCGTAGCGTAGTGTATGTCTAGTCGTATTGCATTAATGGTTAAAGGTTTGCCGCCTATAGGTATAGATGAAGCTATAGAGAGGTTTGGCAAGTATTATCCCGAACCTAGGTTTGGCGTATGGCATGAAAGCCCTTCATTTACAGGAAGAGTAGAAAACAATTCTGTGATGTTTACCGATAGTCAAGGAAGCTTAAAAGGTGGGGGAGGGCTTAATGCGCAAGTAATGGCTGACCTAAGGAAATTGCAGTCAGATTTTAATAACTACACTTCTCAGTACCCAAATATATATACAAATAGTCCAACCTCAGAATCAAGAGCAAAACTATATAGAAGAATTGGGTTTAAAGATGTGCCAAATGGTGGGCAAGCAATTGACAGAAGAATTATACTGCCTGAAGACTTGCCGTATGTCCAAGCATTAGACGGATTACTTCAAACCAGTGGAGTGAACAAAGCTTTAGGGAATATCAATCCTAGGCAAATAGAAAATATAACTGGGAGGTATGATTTAGAGTCTTGGGTAAACGGGAGAAGATTTTCATCAAGCGAAACTCCTAGAGAAAGAGAATTGCGTATTATTGATGAAGAAGTCAAGCAGGGGCAGAAACTAGAAGCAGCAAGGTTAGGGATGAATTATCCTGACTACCTCACCATGAGGTCAAGACAAGCAGAAGAAAGCATGAGGCAAAGGATGGCTGAAAGGATGAGTAGAGCTAGGCAAAGAACTCCTGAATCTTTTGCTCCAGAACCTAGCCCATTTGCATTCACAGCTAACATCCCTGCCCCATCAAGACCCTCAGCAATGGATGATTATGATGACATTCCTTTCTAGCTATAATACATTTAACTAATACTACCGCCACAATGTCAGCACTACCCCTAGCTCAACAACTATCAACCCTACTAGCTAACACCTTTGTCTTTAGTCAACAACTACACGGCTTTCACTGGACGTATACTGGTGCTGGTTTCATCTACCTACACCCATTCCTAGGCGAGGACTATGAGAGTGTCAATGCTTCAGTAGATACCTACGCAGAAGAAATACTAACCCTCAACTATGAACCACCAACTAGACTATGCGACTACCTAGCCCTATCCACATCTATCAAGGAACTACCCAAGGTAGATGATGGTGAGAAAATGTTACACATAGCCTACAGTGGACACAATATCTTAGGTGAACTAATCAAGGGCGTATTCCCTATAGCAGAAGAGTGTGGTGCTAATGACATTGCCAACTACTTAGCTGAACGTCAGAACTACCACTATAAGAAAGCGTACTTCTATCGTGCTGAGCTAGGCATTAAGATTCCTTCAGTGTTTGAGGCATCTAAGCCTAGATTGCAGACTAGCCCCCAGTCCTAGCAGTGCTATAACCTAGTAGGTCAGTAGGGATATTCTCATCAAGTAATATCCACTTAAAGATAATCCACTGGTCATAAGCACCATTGATACGACACTTATAGATAGGGTACTTAGAACTTTCATCTCTGCGTGGTGGCGGATTGTTCCAGTCCCTAGTTGCAGGATTAGACTCAGAACCGTAAGGGAAAGGTATAGGTTCATTTAAGTTACCCCATATCTCCTCACTACCATCCCACACTTCTAGTACTTCTAGTAATGTGTTTTGGATTAAAGGATGGGGTAACACTTCACCTATATACCTAGGGTATCTTTTGATGTCAGACTGAACTGTTACATCGGGGATGAATTGCGTGCGGGTTTGACCCATTAGTTGTTACTGATTTGTATAGCTATCTGCACTATTGTAATCTCTGGGTATAACCTTTGAGCATTATTAGCAGCAAATTCACTAGCCCAACAAGCTTGATGTAAGGAATGAGCATTACCTTTGTCTATGCAATGTATAGAGCCATCCTCAATCCTAGCCTCTATCATCCAGCTATACTTTTGGCTCTCAGACTTCAAGCCTTTGTCACTACTCATTGTTGCCATCATCCTATCCCTACTTCAAGTAAATGTCCTATCAAGTCCAACTTATCTGCATACATATCAAGGTCTACATCAACACAACACCAATGTTCACCGCGTCAGCGAGTCATCTAAATAGTATCTGTGTTGTCTGCCCATCTTTATACTTAACAACTACAGTAGCGCCTCCTGCAATAGCTTCTTGTACAAAGTGTTCTACCTTAATAGCTTTATTTATAACTTCATTCTGAGTTATTCCCATATTTTCAGCCATTTTCTTAAGCATAGCCTCTGCTTGATTATCAAGGCTAATCGACATTCTTTTACTCATTACTTCCAACCTCTAATAAATGACTTACCATATCTAACTTATCTGCATACACAGACAAATCTATATCAATACAAGCCCAGTGTTCGCTTCGCGGTGCTACATGAATACCACCATCCATTAGTCTATAAAGGTATGCCCAATAGCCTATGATTTGATACACAACACAAGGCGAATCGTACTGTTTGACCATGCGTGCTAATCCATCACTACCCTTAGTGGCAGTCTTAGCTGGTTTGAATAGTACGATATCACCCTTAGTCATTATGGTTTAGCGAGAGAGTAGTTGCCTAGCGGGTCTGCGCGCAGGTTAATTAGCCCTGTTACATCAACACCTCTAATAGAGTCCATTGTATAGCATTCATCTTTACTTACTCCATACAAAGCCATTAACTTCTCTGCTGTTATCCAATGAAGTTGACCATCATTAATGCTTGTCACATACCCTGGTCTTAGAATGTATTTCTTCTTCATCTTAAACTCCTAGTTGTGGATACATCTCATAGAACTTAGCTACCTTCTCTAGCCACATCCGATTAAACCAATCCTTCTCCATACCAGCGATAGGTAAAGTTTGAATACCTTTAGTTGTGACTACCAAAACAATGTACTGTTCAACATAGATACCTAAAGACTCTTGTAGAGCAAAGTCATAAGCACTCTCTTGCATCCCTGCTCTACGGAACTTCATGTTAGCTCCATAGTTCTCTCTCCATCCTTCGGGTGGTACAAACTCAATACCTTGAGCACGACACTCGGCTAGCCTAGCATTGAACGCCTTCCAATCAGGGCTAACCTTTGAATAGTTCTTGTCAGAAGTCTTGAGAGAGATAAGGGATAGTTTAGTTTCACCTTTAGCATTGGTGTAATTCCCCACAAAGTCAGGGACACCAGCATAGCGATAAGTCTTAGATGAAATGAACTCTTGCTCCCTAGCAATCTTAATGTCAGGTTGGTAGAACTGACGCTCACTCCTAGGAATGTCCACACAATCCAATAGCCCTTGACTCCACATCACATCAGTAATCTGAGCTAGGATAGACTTACCCGTAGCCTTCATAGGTTTAAGGATCGCATCCATGAATGGCTTTACATCCTCTGGTAATCCCCATGTGGTGGGAAGCACGCGATACTCTGGGTCTAAGGCAAAGTACTTAGATAGGCGCTCATCTATTAATGAACCTCTGTCCTTTGGCTCTGTCTTACCCTTATTCTCTGGGTCAGCTAGCCACTTCTCAGACCAGTTCTCTAGCCTTGTCTGTGCTGCTCTAGACTCAGTTCCACTTAGGATAGTAGTAACGCTAGGCGCATTGAATCCCCACTTAGTAGGGTAAAATCTAGCACTGTTGGTAAGCTTAGGTTTAGTCTCAGCTTTCTTCTTAGGCTTAGTTGTAGCCATAATCTATTCAGTTCTCTCTACTCCGAAGAGTCATTAGTAATGAATAGATTATAGCATAGAATGGACAGTGGGAATATAAGCAAACCACTTATTAAGTTAGGTTATTAACCCGTTGTCAGTGCAAAGTATTAGCTATTCCTTTGCTTCCCACTTTAATTACTTCCCTGTAATGAATGGATGATTGATTGCTAGCTAGATACCCCACTTAGCTCCTAGTCAGGGACGACTTGCACTCCCCCATCTCTATTACACTGCCTTTGGATACCCACAGCATTGTGCAATATAGCAACAAATCATCTACACAGGATAGCCATGTCCTACCTCTATCGGCTATTGGGATTTAAAGTTGCAACTTTAAAGTTCTAACGGATAGGCTTAGCATGAACGAACCCACTTCTTAGGTATTGATTATTCCCTAAGTATCCTGTGTTAATACCCTCCCTTATGTAGACGCCATTTTAATCTGCACACTGCATTCCTTATGGCAGCTTCATGTTATGGCTTTACCCTGAAAGCAAGGTTCTATTAAGGTTATAACGGGCATTCTTACCGAGGCGTTGGTGGATAAGGGTATGATGTTTTCTAGCATTTTGTTGTTTCAATCCCTAATAGGGGTTATCCACCTAGACCTTATAGATGAGTTTCAATCCCTAAAAGGGTTTTAGAGGCTTTGAATCCTTATAGATGAGACAGGATTTGAACCTGTAAGGAACACTCTGATAGCTGGCAATACAGCCATAGCAGAGGACGGGGTTAATTCCACATATTAAGTTCCAGCCTATGCGTTTACCAATTCCGCCACTCATCTTACCGCTAATATATTTCTCGGCCCATAGCTTGCCGTAGTTGTCTTTACAGTTCAACATCTGTTGCCATGTTTAGGATGTGGATAGCGCCACTTGCAGTTTAAAGAGCTTAGCAACAACTCTCCATACCTTCCTGTTTAAAGTCTGTTCGGATGCATGGTTCGATAGACTAATCAAGAGGCAAGGTTAGACATAGACTAACACTACTAAGCAAAGGTCATGACTCCTCTACACTTTCGCCGCTAAATCCAGAGCTTGCTTGCTGTATGCGCTTGGATGAACAACTGCTAAATCCAAGTGTGACAGTAGAACGGAGCAGTTCCTCGTACAGTGCTGATATGCACCTACTCTTGATAGTGGTTGAGGTTATCTAACACTATCCCCTAGCGTAGATGCTAGAGGTAGTGGTCAGGACAATGTGCCGCATCGTCCCCCAGTAGCGTAGCGTCCTTGAGGATAGAGTACTAGATGGTTAGAAAGATTCAGGCTTTTCTTTCCCATTAAGAATATCGATAGCACCAAGTACTTCAACTAGAGCTTTAGAGAGTTTCCCTTGAGCTTTGAGTTCTTTAATGCTAGGAGCTTTGCCACCAAGGATTTCAATCTGAACTTTGCGAAGTACATCAACACAACCTTCGATAAGGTCTGTCATGTCAAAGCGCTTGTCACGCTCTAAATTAGCAGGAGTAAATAGGCTTAGCTGACTAGCTACTTTACTAGCAGCAAACTGATAGTCTTCAAACTTAGTCAATTCGGCTGGTGGGTTTTCCATAGTTGCTAATGCGCTAGTAATATCAAAGTCAGGGGACTCTTGTACTTTAGATGCTTGGTCGGAATTAGTCATCATGTAACTAGAGCCTTCACCTTGCTTACCCTTAATAGTCTGTATCTCCCAGCCATCTTTACGAAGCACAGAAATAAAGTGTGATGCTCTATTGGTATGAGCAAATTTCTCAATCTCTTTCTCATGATGTTGACCACCAGTTGAGAGGAGAGACAATACCAATAGAGCAATAGGGGATGTAGGGGGCGCAATGAATTGTGTCATACGTTTAGCTATTAGATAGTTTTAGTTCTATCTAATAGCGTAGCGCTATCTAATCTTGCTCAGTGTCATCATCTTCATCATCTTCATCATCTTCATCAATATCATCTAACTCAGAGTCAGATAACTCATAGGTAGCATCATTGAAGCCAATGGTAGCTGAGACTTCGACAGGGGCAATGTTAGTAAGCAAGGGTCTATCACGCATTGACTCAGTGACTCTAGCTACATCATTAGCAATAGATGCTGAGACTTCGTCAGCAGTAACTACTCGTTGAGCAGCGCGTAAAGTATTTGCCTGCTCTACTTCAACATCCATGCCAGCAACCTTCACCGTATCACCACAACCACCACCACAAGGAGTAGGCGCTGTGATTTGGGTAAATGCACCACGGGCTACATCAAGGATCATGGATAGTTGCTGTGTTGTGAGAGCGCTAAAGTCAATGGATAGAACTTCATTAACTAGGAATAGCTTAGTCTCAGCGTCTAGTACCATAGCCTTAGTTACTGATGTGTAGGGGTATAGATAACCTTCATTCCCACGGGTAATCTCTCTACCTGTGGTAGGGTTAAAACGCTTACCATTGTCTAGGATAAAGGACTTGTCATCACTCACCATTACCTTAGTAGTCTGTAAACCGTGAAGGTATTGATTACCATGAGTGTGAGAGTCTGCATAATAAACTACAGCACCAGCGTGGACTTCGGAAGGATGTAGTGGGTCAGTTTCAAATAGATTTGTCATTTAGATTCACGTGGTTGAGGCTTAGTTGGACAGTCTGGATAGCCGGGAACACAAGAATCATCCTTTGCGTCACAGCTAGCCAACAGCACAACTATGACGCAAAGGATGCTAAGTATTCTCATGGTCTCGGATTAGTTGTTTATCTAATCGCGTAGCATTAATTGAGTGTTGAGAGGTAAATCCTTACTCCAAGTGGTTAGCTTAGGTAGATTATTTATAGCTCCCGTTTGACTACCACACTAAACTGTTAGCGCATGGTGTTGACGGATTGCGAACCTCATTATCCTAAACGTCTACAGTAGTATCAAAGTCAGCGCCATCATCTACAGCAGCAGATAGCATTACGGGTGCATTACCCTTAAGTGCATGGTACTGAGAGATAGCAGCAGCATCAATAGTTGCATTACCACTAATGGGAACTAGACTACCATCGTAAGCTTGTTCACCAATCTTAGATACAACATCCCTGCCTTCGCCTTCAATCCAAGCTGCTACCTTCTTCATGTATTCCTTAGTAGCCTTGTCAACCTTAGCGTCATCAACAATAGCAAACTCTAAAGTGTCAATACCCTTACGAGTTTTTGTTTCGTACTTAGCTGGCTTGAATGTGGTGACAACTTCATAGAGAGCTTTACCAGAGTTCTGAACTACTGCCATGTGCTTCTCAAAGTTCTGTTGAGCCTTTGTGACAAGGTACGTTGCGATGAGGTTACCAACTGGGAGAAACTCATGCTTGTTCTTAGCAGTGGGAAGGACAATCCAATACAATACCCAAATCTTCTCAGTGATGGGAGTTACTTCTTTGGTCTGTTCATCTTCTCTAGTACGAAGTTCACCATAGAAGTGAGAGAGTCCTACGACAGCCGCATCAGGCATGATAGGATTCTCGTTCTCATCACGAATAAATCCATCAGCTTGAAAAGCAAAACATCTTTCCTTATTGTTATAACGCAAAGGAAATGGTGGTACTGATACCTTAATGTCACCAGTGCTGGGCTTGGTAAATACAATGGTCATACTGTTACTGTTAAGTTAGTTGAACTGGAAACTGATGTTATACACCAGACTCATTGGCGTTGCTATTGTATAACACCACAATGGCTTATAAGCATCCCTTTGCGTAGCACAAGCGCCATAGCACGGTCTGTCGCCGCGAGCTAGCTCAGACTCTGGTGATAACTGCGAGGTACGCAAAGGACGCACGGCTTAACGTTAAGCATTCCCTAGCGTAGCGCTTTGGGAGATGATGTTACGAGAAAGGGAGAACTCTAATCTGTCCTCTGCTGAATTGAGTTTCAATCCCTAAAAGGGTTTTAGAGGCTTTGAATCCCTATCCCCTAACGTAGTAGCCATGACTCTTATCGAACTACTGTTAAGTAGATGCGCTTGTGGGGCATTGACGGCACACTCGTTATGAGGACTATACATTAGAGGATAAGGATGTGGTGTGAGACGGAGAGCAAAGGAGTAGGCTGACTAAGTTGTCCTCATAGAGGCTTACCCAACCTTTCAACCCTTTGCGAAGAAACTAGGAGTTGAGTAAGGCAATCCTATCTTCTTCCCCTAGTAGCGTAGCGTCCTTGAGGGGAGAGCGCTAGAAGGTTAGCCTTTAGGCAGAGTCATTCTATAACAGTAGTCACAAGTTCTTGGGTAACGATTCTGTATTGTACGATAGGATCTCTTTTCTTTAAAGAAGCCAGTTGGTCTCTGGCAAACTCTAATGATAGATGCTCACTTTCGTGACTCCATGAGTCGCCCCAATGTTCACCTCTGTTCTTAGGATTACCTTGAATAATGTATTTCATGGCTTAACCTTTGGGTAAAGACTTTGGATTCTGTGAGCGCCTAACTCTTATGTGTTTGCCTTGAGTAAAGTTAAAGTACTTGTGCACTTCTGGTTTATCTTGGTTAGCTTTGACGTATGCACTGTCATAGGAATATTCCACTATCACCTTCTTCTTAAAGATGTGTGGATACTCTGCACATAGACGCTCCATTTCTTCAGAGTCAGAAATATCAAATAGTGGTTGAGCTTTAACAGGATTGTTCTGAATACACAATGACTCAGCACTACCTTCTAATCGGTTAGGGATTTCGCCAACTTCATAGAGTTCAAGGATGGACTCATTAACGAAGGACAAAGCACCAGCCATTTGAGTAGAGAACTCTCGATAGGCTTCTGCTCGCTCATTGTAGAATACGCTATTTGCTTCTAGCTTGTTTCTTAACTCAATGAGTAAGTCTACTCCTGCTTGGTTTTGTTCAAGGATAGAATGTATTTGATTAAGGAGTTGAGATTGGTCTGTATCTTCATCGCTTAGCAACTCTACCAACTCATCGGCTTGATGAATGGTAGAGCGTACTAGGGCTAGTTCATGGATGTATTGTGGCATTACCGTCATCTTTAAAGTTATCCCACCCCGTAGGGACTAGGTACGGATTGCTCCATACCTAATTACAGCACGTCTCTGCTAGGACATCATCACGGTCATAACAAGCCTTGCGTCCGAGTGCCACACGAGTCTAGGAATCGTTCGGACTAAAGATGACATCGGCTTGATTTAATTAACCTACACCTGATAACAGGGCTTCAACTGGGATGTTTGGTAGCTCTACAGTGGACTTAGTGATAGCACTGAACTGAGTGCTTAGGTCTTGAACCTTCTCAATAGGGCTATCATGCATTGGGAGCTTAAATACAATGCATAGGTTCTCTGCATAATCAACAGCATTCTTAGCAGCATCAGTTTGATAGTATTCACCAGAGTAAAATACTTTTGTCCCGTGATGGGGATGCTCTACTAGGTAGCAGTACTTTTGTTCTTCAGTCATTACTTTAATCTCATAAGTTCTATCCCCTAGCGTAGCGCTTTGAGGATAGATACTTGAAGGTTAGGGTGAGTTGATAGCGCGTAGGTTAATGGCATCTACAGCCAATGCTATAGCCCTGTGGTAGATAGGTTCTAGATAGTCCTTACCTTCCATGATTCCTTGCTTGAGATAGCAAATCATGTCTACTATCTCTTCAATAGCATCAGTCTCGCAATCACGACCATTGAAAGCCTGTAGATAAGTACCGTACTCTGCTAGTCCAATCTTCTTCCTATCATCAATCTCCTTAGCTAGAAGATGATTACCAGTTGTGTAGGTAATTAGGTCAATGATTACCAAGTCATGGATAGGTGTGGTAGTTCTTTTAATAGGCGCTGGTTGCGGTGTATAGCCTGTATCAATAGCTTCAGTTGGTTTCATCTTCTCTTTCCTCTACTTGTTGTTTGTAGTACTTCCAATCCATTCTGATTTTTCCTAATAAAGTTCCAGCCAGCAGCAATGGACTTTACTTTATTAGTAGCAAAGTCTCTGATGTCAAAGGTCTTATCCTTTAACTCAGTAACAGTTCTATTATCTCGCGTAGCCCATACCTTAACCTTATCGCCGTCTAATTCCCATAGGATAGAGTGCGCTGGCTTACGTGGTAGTTGATTAGATAGACCTATGGCTAACATCATTTGATGTTTGCATATGGGACTGTACTCAATACCTTCATTGAGTAACCATTCACTAAGGGATACTTGCTCAGTCCAACTACCGCAAGTGCATGAGGTTTGACAAGTGATGTACTCCTTAGCTATGGATTGACAAAGGTATATGTTCTTAGCATGAGTCTCAGTGAATTGATACTGTTGCTGCCAACCCATGGGTAAGCGAGTACGAAACTCTATGTGTGCTGAGAGTAAAGCA